GTAATTAAATAATGTAGCTCTTGAAATATCTAGTAATTTCATAACTTCTTTTGCTTTCATTAAATAATAATATATCACAAATCTTTAAATATTTTATCATACTTTATTATACTTTTGTTGTCTGAAAATAATAAATTAATAACAATTATATCAAATCAAGGAACAATGAAGAATAATAAAATAATTGAATTTATTAATAATATAAAAAAATCTCATACTAAATTATTTAAAAATATTTTAGATGTAGATATAAAATCAAATCTTGAATTATTTATTAATACAATAATAACAGCTTCCAAAACCGATAAAGAACTACGTGCAAAATATAAAATATTTGAAGAAGAAATAACTAATTTAATAACTGAAATAAAAAATAATATTAATATTATTAATAATTTTAATAAAATTAATAATCGTATTATATACAATTATATAATAATGTATGATGAAAATATTATTAATGATAATTCATTGTCTGATTTAGATAAGATTAAATCATTAATGGTAAATAAAAATAAAAAAATAATAGATAATGTTATTAAAAATTTTGAAGATAATCAACAATTAAATTGTATAATAGTTAATATATCATTGAAATGGTATGATATAGGTAATAACAGTTTAAATAATATGTATCATGCAAATTCAGTAATAATTTATAAATTTATAAAAGATGATGATAATAAAGTATCTTATCTTTGTATAAGAACAGAACCACATAGACATTCAGATTTATATTGTAGAAATAGTGTTAGAAAAGCAATAAGAGATATATTTTCAAATTTACCAAACAGTTATTATTTAGATAATATTATTAATTCACATACAGGATTGCAATATGATGAGCAATTTAATGAATTCACTAAAAAAAATTTAACTGATTTTGATAATCTTCCTTCAAATATAAAAAAATTATCTCCATTACAGGGAAATTCAGGTTTTTGTGCATCTTGGACAATTTATACAAATTTTATTTTATTATTAAATAGAAGTATTTCTTTGGATAAATTAGGTCAATATTTTACAACATTTAATCAAAAAATAGATACAGTTTCACAATCTGAAAAATTTGTAGAAGAATTTAATAATTGTTTTAAAAATAAAAAAAAAACTTTATTTTTATTTAATAAATATGTAAAAAATAAAAATTGTAGGTCAAAATCTAATTTTAAAAATGATGTAACACAATATTATATTAATCTTTCGTTAAAAGTAATGAATGCAAAAAATATTATACAAGATAATATTATACAAGAAAATCCAAAATATATATTAATCAAACATATTAAATTATATAGAACAATTATATATATATTATATTTTATTACACGAGTATTAAATATTACAACATTATTTGATAATATAACAGATAAAAAAGATAAAAAATATTTAACAAAAATATTTGATAAATTTGATAAGGAGAATGATGATCCTATTAAAAAAAGATTATTAGAACAATCAACAGTACAAATAAAAATTTCAAATGATATTTTAAATAAAGATACTCATTTATGCGATGATAATTTATTTGATCATGAAGAATTTTGCTTAGATAATGATATTTCTAAACCATTACCACCAGATCCAATGAAATTCAAATGTAATGAAAGTAAATTAAAAGTTGATAATAATATTGTATTAAAAGGTAATAATTCATCAAAAAAAAATTTAAAATATGCAAATTTTATATATAGAAAAAATATAAAAGATTTTCTAAATAAAAATATTAATATTGTTAATTTAGATTTTTAACTACTTAAATTCATTAATGCTTATTCATTTAGTGTATATTATTGTTTCTACAAAACATATACGTCCTTAGGGATATAGTGATTATTGATAAGGTAATTAGTTTTATTTTCTTTCAGAAACATATACGCCTATACGAGGCTATACATGAAAAATCATCAGAGTTTAACTTTTTTCACCCTCAATATATTTAGTTATAAAATAAATGCTAATAAATTAATAAATACGTGTACTTCTATTTCCACAATCATTACAAATAATCTCATATGTTTTGGAATTTAATTTATTCATACATGTATCTGCTTTCTTACACGACGTACAAATAACATAATCATTCACAAATTTACGAGCGAGTTCTGTAATTTCATTTTTCTTTTGTCTTAATCCGTGTACGATTAAACCATCTGATTTAGACCCAGAAAACCAGTTAATTTCTTTACCTGGAATTTGGTGTTTTAAAAAATCAATAAAATAGTCCGGATTACGTCGTATGACTTTAAGATAGTCTTTTACATTTTTCCAATGTAACCGGGTTATACTGATATCAAGAATAATTTCAGGTAAAATCAAAAGATTACTTGAGTTAGTCTGATCCAGAATTTGGTATGCTTCATTCATCATTTGTTCAAAGTTGTATTGTTCCATTAATATTAGTTATTAATTATTATATATTATAAAAAATTCAATTTTTTTATATAAATTAATCTTTTGGTTTATCTTTTAATGATTTTAAGCTTTTAAGAGCACATTGTAAATCTTTTAGTGAGGGTATAACTGATATTTGTTGTGGTAATTTCTTATCTTGTAATATAATATTAGGTTTAAAAACTGGTGTTGAATAAATATATTTTTCAGGTTTTACTATATCTATAACATTTATAGTATCATCAATATCAATAAAATTAATGTCTAATTGATCAGGTGGTGCATAGTATTTTATTTGATACATACTTGACGATAAGCCGTATTTATTATTATTTGCCCATATATAACTTAATTTAATAACAATATCAACTTGACCATTTATTTTAAAATCATTAAATGTTGTAATAGGTTTATTTTCTATATTAGATGTTATTTTAAGTGCATCGTTTAAATAACAAGTTAAAAAACTAATTGTATTTTTTTTTGATATTATACTAACAAATTCTCTCTTTGACTTATTATTAGAAAAACATTCAATAATATTATTTTCTAAATTTTTAATCCAATCAATAAAATTATTGGTTAGTTCCCAATTTGGATATATTGGTATTGATAATTTATTATATTTACAATTAGCCATATTATATAATAATCTAATTTTTGGTAATTTAATATAAATTTCATTCAGTGTATCTGGTAATTTATAATATATATAATATTTACGATTATGTTGATATAATTTAATTTTTTTACCAATAATTAAATTATCAGTAAAAAAATTATAATCATTTGTTAATTTAGAAAAATCTATAAGATAATAACTCATTATTGTTAATTAATAATAATAAGTTATTTTTATTAATTTTTATCAATTTTTTATCAATTTTTTATCAATTTTTTATCAATTTTTTATCAATTTTTATAAATAAAATTGATTATTTTATTATATAAAAGATTAATCTAATAATAAGTAATACAAATGTCTAAAAGATTATGTTTTGTTTACACTGAAACTAATGGATTGCATAAAACAACAGAAGATGTTAGTAAAAAAAAATTATATTATTATGCACGACTTGTTGCATTAAATTACGAAATTGGATGTTTTAAAGATAATGAATTTATATTAGAAAAAAAAGTAAGAAAAATTGTTAAACCTAGATGTATGTTTATTTCAGAAGATACAATTAAATATCACGGTATAACACAAGAATATGCAACAGCAAATGGCGAGGATCCGGAAGTTGTTATAAATGCATTTAAAACAGATATTAAAAATATTGATATTATTGTTAGTCACAGTGTTGATTTTCATTTTAAAACATTATTAGCTGAATCATTAAAATATAATATTGTTATAGATTTTAATAATTATATTGTTATTGATACTATTAATTTTTTTCATCAATATGGATATTTAAAATTAAAGGAATTAGGAAAAAAATTACATATTAAGGATATTAAAGAAACAAATGAATTTAATGTTGAATTAATTAGAAATGTATTTTTTAAATTATATATTAAATATCAAAAATCGCTCAAAGATAAAACTAGTTCAGTAAAATAACTATTAATTTAATATCTAAGTTATAATATATGAGATTTATAATAACTATATTACTTTATCTATCATCATTTATGTATTTAACGGATAGTGCAATTGTACCTTGTAATGATTGTTATCGTATTTTAACAACACAACCAAAAAATAATATAGCAAATCGTTATGTTTTACAAAAAGACATATTTGAAGAATTAAAAAAAGTAAAAACAGCAGTATCATCAATAGAAAAAATATTAATAACACATGTGCGAAAAAATACTGATAAACATTAATTAAAAAGTCTAAATGTTATATTATTTTGGTTAACTGGTATTTTATTTTTTATTGGATCAATCCATTTATAATCTAATGGTTGTTGACATGTTTTATTCACCCATGTCATTTTATATTTATCACACCAATTTTTATTAACAAAATCAATACATTCTTTATTTGTATTTCTACATGAACCTATTAATAAATCAGATTTTTTTGGATGTTTTAAACAATACTCATTTGACCAATCATTAGTACCTTCTATTAATAACTGTTGATTTGAATTTAAATTATATAAATTATTATCACATTCTTCATTAGATTTTTTAGTAAATAAATATGTAAAATTTCCACCAAATAATGCATCTGGATTTGGTAAATATTTTTTTTCAACTAAACAACAATTTACTTTTGTTGTTTGTGAATTATTTAATTTATGATAATCTTGATCATTTTGATTAAAATATAATGGTTCAAAATGTTCCTTAATCCAATTGTTTTTTATTATATAATAAAATATTAAAAAACTTATTGTTAAAATTATTAGCAATTTCATATTATATTTAAAAAGAAATTTTTATTTAATAAATAAATGACACAAACAAATTCATCAAAAGAACACATTTTTACAGTATCAGAATTATCTGAATATTTAAAATCTATTGTATCAAATAAAAAAATTAAAGTAACAGGAGAAATATCTCAACCTAAATTTTCTAATGGAAATATTTATTTTACATTAAAAGATGATTCAAATAATTTAAAATCAATAATTTGGAAATTTAAAAATATTAATAAAGAACAATTAGTTGAAGGTCAGAAAATAACAATTGAATGTAAACTAGATTTTTATGGTGGATCGGGAAGTTTAAATTTAATTGTTGAAAAAATAATAACAAATGATGGATTTGGTGATTTATTTATTAAATATGAAAAAATTAAACAAGAATTTAATGATAAAGGATATTTTTTACAATCAAGAAAAAAAGAATTACCTAAATTTTTAAAAAATATATTAGTTATAACAAGTGAAAATGGTGCTGCATTACAAGATTTTATTTATAATCTAGAAAATAATAACTCATTAATAAATTATGATATTATCGATGTTGCTGTTCAAGGTGTTGATTGTCCAAAAAATATTTGTAATGCATTACAACTTATTACAGATAAACAATTACATTATGATTTAGTAATAATTATGCGTGGTGGTGGTAGTTTCTCTGATTTATTTGGTTTTTCACAACCAGAACTTATTGAATCTGTATATAATTTTAATTTACCTGTATTAAGTGCAATTGGTCATCAAGTAGATAATCCATTATTAGATTTAATTGCAGATATTACAACACCGACACCATCTCTAGCAGCACAGTATATTGTTGATTATAATAAAAAGTATATAAGTAATTTAAATAATATAAAAAATAATATAAGATCAACTTTATTAGATACAATAACGTATAATAGAAATAATTATATTAAATTAAATGAAAAATTATTTATTACATTTAATTTGTTAATAAATTTAAAAAATGATTTATTAAATGTAATAAAATCTGATATTGGAAATTTAATATTTAAATATTCATTACTAGAAACTAAGGTAAATATTGATTCACAAAAAATTAATAATAAACTAAATCAAATAACATTATTTAATAAAAATAAACCAATTAATTGTGAAGATTTAGATAATTATATTGGTCATACAATTAAACTATTATGCGGGGGTAAAAAATATAAAATTAAAATTATTAGTTAATAATCATTTTAATGAGTAAACATACAATATCATAGTTAATAGTTAATAGTTAATAGTTAATAGTTAATAGTTAATAGTTTATAGTTTATAGTTAGTGTAACAATCACTATATTATTAAGTATAATATAGCTAATAGTTAGTGTAACAATCACTATATTATTAAGTATAATATAGCTAATAGTTAGTGTAACAATCACTATATTATTAAGTATAATATAGCTAATAGTTGGTGTAACAATCACTATATTATTAAGTATAATATAGCTAATAGTTGGTGTAATCATTTTTCACCCAGTCTATAATCTTTATCTTATCTTATATTAATGTCAAATGAAAACCCACATAAATACGGTCTTATTAAAGATAATAGTAAAACTATAATACAAACAATAAATTTTACTTCATCACATATTAATAATTACATGTTAAAAACAAAATCTAATTTATATAATACTATTAATTTACCTCCTATATTTGACTTGAGAACAACATTAAAAAATGGGTTACCTGAATGTCAACAACCATATAATCAAGAAAATATTGGATCATGTACGGCACAAGGTAGTGCTTTTTTATATGTATTTGAACAGTTAAAACAAAATAATGAATGTCCTATAATGCCATCAAGATTGGATATTTATTATAATTCAAGATATTATACAAATACAATTAATAAAGATAGTGGTTCTACAATTACATTTGCATTAAAATCATTACTTAATGGTGTATGTATTGAAAAAGAATGTCCATATATTACAAAAAACTTTAAAATAAATGCATCAGAACAATGTCAAGATAGAAAAAAAATATTTAAAGCATTATCAATATCATCAATTGATATTGATTATAAAATATCACAAAATGATATTATTATACGATTAAAAAATTCTTTATTAAGCGGATATCCTTTTATATTTGGTTTTGACGTATATTCTAGTTTTAATTCACGTGATTGGCAAAACAAAGGTATTATGCCATTACCTCAAGAAAATGAAGCTATTGTAGAATCTCATTGTGTTGTCGCTATTGGTTATGATGATGAAAAACAATCATTTTTAATAAGAAATTCATGGGGTGTAAATTGGGGTATTTCTACTGATCGTGGGCATTTTTATATGCCATATTCGTTTATTGTAAACCAAAAGTACGCTTATGAATTTAAAATATTAGAAGATGTAACAAATCCTATATCTTTTAAAAAAGAGTATGATTCAAGTTATTTAAACCCATATAACACAGAACTAATATTACAAGATTATAATATGGTTAAATTAAAATCATCACGTTTAATTTGTTTTATTTATACTTACTTTATATGTTTATTTAATTTAATTAAAAACATATTTAAAAAGTAATATATTATTAATTTAATGTCAGATATTATTCAAAATAATGAAACAACTACTGATTTTACATTATCTGAAATATATAAATCATTAGAAACAGAAGTAAATCAAATAGAATCAATTGAAGATTGGAATGATCGTATTATTAAAATGAAAGATATTCGTGAAAAAATAATATTAGAACAACAAAAATTAGAAAATATTACTACATCTATATTAAAAATAAATCAACAAGTTCAACCTGTTAGTAAAAAAAATAAAAATCAAAATTTAGATAATCTTATTAATAGATTTAAAGTAGCAGAAACAGTTGAAGAAAAAATTAAAATATATAATATTATTAATTCGCATATTAATAATATTGAAACACAGTTATTTGCTGCATAAATATTAACTAATTATTTTGTTATATTAACAACAGTTGGAAAAAATGGTAACATACCAGGAGGAGACATTGGTGATTCTGCTGATAAAGGCCATAAACCCATATCAGGTTGAATAATATTATTTGGAATAAATGTATTACTTGCAATAGGTAAGTAATTTGTATTAACAGGATACATATTTATACCAACTTTATTACGTCCATCTTGTTGATAATATTTCATACGTGCTTCAATATTTGTTGTTTGATCTTTAATTATCATATTAGTAATATTTAAATTATGATTAAATTTAATAAAATTTTTAACAGCTTCTTTCATAGAATCTCCATAAATATCAGTAACTATAGGTGATACAACATTAAATATCATTATAATATAATTAGGAAAAAAATATTATATATAATAAAAAATTATTATATATAATAAAAAACTATAGTATTTAAAAATCTATATAAAAAAATTGATTATGTTTTAAATTAAAATATATTTAATTATCATTATAAACCTTAATGGGTATTAAAAATTTACTTAAATTTTTATCAGAACATCCTGATATTATAAAAAAACAAAATAATACTGAATATTATGGGAAAAAAATAGCAATTGATATATCAATATTAATATATCAGGTAGTCATAGCAATTAGAAACTCGGGATCTGATTTAACAAATAATAAAGGAGAAATAACATCACATATATTAGGATTATTTAATAAAACTATAAGTTTTTTAGAAAAAGGTATAATACCAGTTTTTGTTTTTGATGGAAAGCCACCACAACTAAAATATAAAATTTTAGAAGCCCGTAAACAAGTTAGACAAAAAGCATTATTAAAATTTTCAGATGCACAATCAAATGTTGATAAAATTAAATATTTTAAAAGAAGTGTTTGGATTTCACGTGAACAAATAAATCAATGTAGAGAATTATTAACATTAATGGGTATACCATATATTAATGCACCACAAGAAGCAGATTCACAACTTGCATACTTGTGTAAACAAAATATGGTATATGCTGTTTTAACTGAAGACATGGATATTTTAACATTTGGATCACCACGTATTATTCGAAACTTAACATCTAGTAAAAAAGCACCATTAGAAATTGAGTTGTCAAAAATATTAGAAATATTAAATATTACATATGATGAATTTATTGAATTATGTATTTTATTTGGTTGCGATTATTGCCATACATTATCTGATATTAAAACTAATGAAATTTTTAATTTTTATATAAAAAATAGATCAATTGAAAAAACATTATATGCATTAAAAGATGCAGGATATAATATACCAGAAAAATTTGAATATATGGAAGCAAAAGAATATTTTAAAAATTCATTTGCATTAACAATTACAAATGATAATATATCTATATCAAAACCAGATATTGACAAATTAATAAATTTACTTGTTGGAAAATACGGATTAATCAAATATAAAATTGTTGGTAAATTAAATAGATTAGATAATTTATATAATAAACTTAAAAATATCTAAGTTATTCTTTGTTTTATACACCTTATTATTTAATATGGTATTAATTATTCACACCTTATTAATAGGGTATTAACTAGCTATGCTTTGCATAACTATCTAATAGGGTATTAACTAGCTATGCTTTGCATAACTATCTAATAGGGTATTAACTAGCTATGCTTTGCATAACTATCTAATAGGGTATTAACTAGCTATGCTTTGCACACCTTATTAATAGGGTATTAACTAGCTATGCTTTGTATACATATCTAATAGGGTATTAACTAGCTATGCTTTGCACACCTTAATAATAGGGTATTAACTAGC